GTGTCGTAGGCTCTGACAAGTGGCCTACCAAGACAACTGTCACTCAGGACCTTGGCCAGGGGGCTACAGGCAGTACTTCCACCACTATTAACGTGGAAGCTACGGATGAGTGCCCAGCGCCTTTCTATGCCGGTTCCATCGATGCGGACGAAGGTACCATCAATCCTGAGGGCAACCCGAACCAGAATACTGGTGGCTCGACTAGTGGCAATCCCAGCACAGGAGGTACGCCGTCGTATAACGACAAAGTACAGATAAACAATTATCCATATACCGTAAGCATGCATGGTTCACAAAGCGTCTATGGACCGATAACATCAATCAAGTTTACCGGTAAAAACATGAATGGTTTGTCTATCGTTTACAACGACAGAGAATCGGAAGTCCAGATTCCTGTATCAAACGGAGGTACTGAGGCATCGTGGAGCGGTAGCATCTCTTATCCAAACACTATTAATGTCTATAGAGGCGACTCTGCTTCTGGAAATTCGATAGAATGGTGGTTCACAATCACTTTACTTGCTCCCGGTGAGCCAAATGGCGACTAATCCTTTGAAACATTCCTAGAAGATGCGCACCCCTATTGACATGTCAGAACTGCTATCTGAGATAGAAGTCCCAGACTTGTCGGGTGCGCAGCTCGCTTTGAAAGAGATACAGGCGAAGCGTCAGGAAACTGACCTTTTTGCTGAGAAACAGCGAAAGGGATGGGATAAGACAGTGGAAGCCAGATGCGACTTTACACCTTGCCCACGCCTCACACGACGCTCCGGACTCTTCTTTCTTTCGTACTGGCAGAAATCTGTCTATGGGCGTACACTCACCGAGATAAAAGCCGACGATGGAATGGTACCTTTCTTTGCCACCACCATCGCTACTTTCATCCATGACGTCATCGGACCGGATCTCTCAAACGCCTCATGGGCCATCATCACCACACCCAAGCGCAGACACCTCGTCAAGAACTTCGCCACGCGTATCTCTGAGGCCATCGCCAAGCAACTCAACATCCCGTTTTATGAAGACGTCTGCACCTGTCGCACCAAACAAAGAGTGGGGGCCATCTTCGATGTTCATGTGGTACCCGAAGAGCAAAACATCATCTGTTTCGACGACTTCGTTACTACAGGGCAGACACTCCAGGCTATGAAACGAGCACTTGAACCATTTAATAAGAACTTGCTGTTTTTCAGCGGGATAAACAACAAACTATAAAGTAAATTATAAGTAAAATATATGAACCAAGAAGCTAATTTTACTCAAACTTTACAGGCATGGATGAATACCCCAGACGCTCAGAAAGACTGGGCCGCAGGTGCCGTTCTTCTGCTGCAGCTGACCGGCAATCAGATTATGTACCGAAACATTTCGGTTAATCCTAAAGGAAAGGCCGAATTCATCAAAGGCCAACTGCAGAAGTACCTGAAGTTCCGTCTGCAGAAGCTCACCCACGACCAGGTCAACGATATGCAGACACAGGTCGATGAAATCGTCAAAAAGGTAATCAAACCTGATTACGTAACAAACAGTCCTGCCACCTCCTCAACTACTGCAACAGGCGAAAACAAATCCGAAGAATTCGCAGAGTTCAAAGCAGGCAAGCGTGCTGATCACGACCAGCTGCCCGATGAAATCAAAGCATTATATGTAGAGAACTTGGATATTGTTCATCGCATGCGTGAGCTCCACCTGAAGCTCCGCACGCTGAGTCTCGACGGAGCCACCTGTCCCGACAGCGAACGCTATCCTTTCTTGAAGGAAATCATCGCACTGGACAAGCGCCTGCATACCAACTGGGACACCTACGACCACTACATCCTGGCATCCGAACAGTCTATAGCTCCTGTTGGTCCAGAATCAGTTTCGGTTAATCCCGTCGAGGAATCGGTTAATCCTAATGATTCTGCCGCCATCGTAGAGCAACCTGCAATAGCAGTGGAGGAAGTTTCTTCAGAGGCCAAGCCCAAGAAGAAAACCACCAACAAGCGCACCACAAAAAAAGCTTCCACAAAGCAATAACTCTCAGTTCATACCTCTCATTTCTCAATTTCCATGAAGCGTACCGCATCTATGTCCGACGTTGTGAAGCCCCTCGCCGAGTACCCTTCACAAGCCTACCTCTCCAACGCCGTTCAGGTAGCAGACCTGCTGGAATGGATCCTGGAACAGGTAGGTTCGGCCAAGGTGTGGCAGACATCATTCTCTATCTCCGAGGAGTTCCTGCGCCGACTGTATTTCATCGAGAAGTCGGGGCGTGTAAAAGAGTTCCATCTGGTCCTCGACCATAAAGCCACGAACAAAACATTGAAGCTCTGGTCTTTCATCACACAGGTCATAGAACGGACTTATCTCACGGACAACCACTCGAAACTCCTGTTGGTACAGGCTGAGTCCGGTCAAACGGTCTCAGTCATTACCTCGCAGAACTTGACCCGAGGCAACCGCCACGAGTCTGCTTTCATCTCCACGGATCCGGATATCTTCAATACCCTGCATACCCAGGTAAAAGACTTAATCGACAACCACTCTGTACCGCTCCAGGATCTCTTCATCCAGCGCCAGACATAAAATAAAGGAGCCCCTTTTCACAAAGAGTCTCCCCCAGTCCCAATTATTTTTTTAAACAATCAATTATGATTTTGGGTGCAAATATAGAACATAATTCACAATAATCCAACTTTTTATATGGAAAAAATCGATTATACTGAAGAAATTCTTTCCCAAGTCGAGCAATACGCCTCCAATTACCTGAAGATTTCAGATATGGCTGTACTGTTCGATATACCCACAGAACAGCTCCGCGAGGATATAGCGGACCGAACTACTGAAGTAAGTAAGCGCTACCACAAAGGAAAAGCCGCCTCAAAAGTAAAACTGCTACACCAAGAAATGCAGTTAGCCTATGTCGGCAGCCCCCTCGCGTTAGAAAACGCTCAGAAAAACCTCATGGATATGGAGGACGACGAATGAGCATGCAAGCCGAGAGCAATCACAACAGTATAAATCCGTGTTAATCCGTGCCTAAGAATGCCGCTACCTAATATTCTCGACATCGCCCGTACCGACCTCTACACGCCGAAATCCGACCTAGAGGAAAAGTATGCCATCACGCAAGTAGAACACATCGTTCGCCTGCGTGATATGGTCACATGGAGCATTGCCAACCCCGATGCTAAGGACCGCCAGTTTGTGGACGAAATCATGCAGCGCTACGCACTGTCAAAGGTCACAGCCTATGCGGACCTGAAAATCGTCAAATCCCTGCTGCCTAATCTGTCAGAGGCAACAAGAGACTTTCACCGCTGGCGCTACAACGAGATGATTCTGGAGACATACCAGATGGCCAAGAAGCGCAAGGACACCAAGACGATGGAGAAGGCCGCCACCAGTTATGCAAAGTACAACCGTATCGATGTCGAGGATGAAACGGCCGTACCTTATCACATGATTGTGGTACAACCGTTCTTCCCGACGACCGACCCACGAGTAGTGGGTATCAATCCCGTTCCCAATATCGACGAGCGTATCAAGAAGCTCACCAAGGAGCTTGGTGCTTCTAACCCTGACACGCTGAATATCGAATACGAGGATGCCGACATGAATTTTGAGGAGATTTTCGACGAAAAGCCCCAAGAATAGCAAAAATTTCCTTTCTCACTTGCATTTCTCAAAATAAATCCCTATATTTGCCCCAAATTTAAACAATAAGGTTATGAAGAAATCATTTTTATTATTAAGTTTTCTTTGCTTGTTCGCTTGTGTTTCTTGTTCAAGTATTGATGATGAGTGGGATAACACTCCGAACGACCTTTATGCTGTGATAGTTCCTGAAGGTGAGCAATTGATAGACATTACTCCCAGCGACTATGTGTTGACTCTTGACAATATTATAGCTGCGAATTCTGAAACTGGCGAGTTTAAACTTCAGAAGACTGACAAGGTTGATTCAAAGGCATATCCCATACCTACGCAGAACATCATCATGTTCTATTCAAAAAGCCAGCTGCTTTTTTCTGCGAATCTCAATAGTGCCATATCTAGCTATTTGCCTAAGGGGTTGACGTTCTGCCATTTGCTCTCTGACAAAAATGGAATAGCGCGATATGATCTCGGAGCAACACGTATAGTTAATCTCGATGGACAGATCATTGAGGGAGAAGTCACTACCCAGCAGTCACAGGGAATTCAGCAGATGTACCAGATACTGAAGAAAGCTGGTAAACTCAAAAGCAAAATTGACTACGACTTTCAATATTAAATTATATCTGAAAGTTTCGAAGATTATCTGTCCTTTATTGGATAACGAATTATAGATACCTTTGCCCCAAAAGCAAAGGTATTATTATGTCCACAAATCCCCTCATACAAACCCTGAACTCCTGAAGCAATGGGACAATGAAGCCCGTAAGCACGAAAAGCGCGTGTACTTCAACAAGCCCCAGCTGATGGCTCAATACATCGGCGCTCTTCCCCTTTTTCCTGCATTTTCCATATAAACCTTTGGCTAATTAAATGGATTTATATACCTTTGCACTCGTTTAATATAAACCAAGGTTCTAACAAGTTATTTATCAATGAAAGAATTAAATTCTCGAATAGACGAAGAAGAGAGCGACTACGAGTTTATCGGTCGCAAATATATACTGGATGATGACGAGATTCCTTTTGAGGTAAGGATGAAGTACATTCTCAAGGCTTATAGAAAAGACCAAGATAAATGGGCGAGGTTTTACATTGAAGCCAAGAAAGTTCAAGAGAATGCGTCTGAAACGAAGAGAAAACTGAAAGAGGCGAGAGTAAGAATCATGCAATTAGAACAAGACCTTAAGCGTTGTAAACAGTCTAAGAGCCAATCAGCGATTCTTGAGTCTCGTATGGTTTCTTCACTTCTCTCAGAAAATAAATTATCTGATTTTAAGAGTATTATTGAAAAGCAGAATGATTATATCAATGTGCTACAGGAGCTCCTATTCAAGAACAACGTAGCATATCCTCCTAACAAAATAAAGATTTAACAAGGCATAATAAAAGAGTGACGATGTTGATAATTGGCGGTTGTTACTAAGTATCGATTTGAACAATATTCCATGTCTTTCTTCGTCTTGTCAGTAAATAATACCTTTGCCCTAAAAGCAAAGGTATTATTATGTCCACACAATCCCCCAATACAAATCCAGAACTCCTGAAGCAATGGGACTCCGAAGCACACCAGCACGAAAAGCGCGTGTACTTCAACAAGCCCCAGCTGATGGCACAGTACATCGGTGCCAAGACAACTGTTATTGTCGCTGGTCGCCGTACCGGTAAAACAGACTCCATAGCCTCGCCATTCGTCTTAAGGAATATGCAGAGAATGCCCGGTTCCACTGGGGGAATTGTGGTTCCGACATTCAAACACGGCCTGACAAACACCATCCCCGGCTTGCTCGCAGCATGGAAGCGCTGGGGCTATCTCAACGGTATCCACTACGTCGTTGGTCGCAAGCCTCCAAAATCCTTTGCCAAGCCAATTACCGAGCCTGCTGACTACGAACATGTCATCACCTTCTACAACGGTTCTGTGGCTGTCATCATCTCACAAGACCGCCCCGGCTCATCAAACTCCCTAACGCTGAGCTGGCTCCTTATTGACGAGGCAAAGTTCATCGACTACAACAAGCTGAAGGATGAAACACTACCGGCCAACGGTGGTATTCGCTCGTACTTCGGACATCACTCATTCAACCACTCGATGATGGTACTCAGCGACATGCCCCAGACACAGAAAGGTTCCTGGTTCCTGCATTATCGTGAAAAAATGGATCCCGAGCTCATCAGTACCATCGAGGGCACCATCTACAAGATTTGGCAAACAAAGCAGCACATCGCCGACCTCAAACAAGCACACAAGCCAATCCCCGAATACTTGAAAGGCTATCTGAAGTGGCTCGACCAGTCGCTGAACAAGATGCGCTCCGTGGCTGTTTATTATAAGGAATATAGTACGATTGAAAACCTGCAGCTCTTAGGCGAAGAATACTTGCGACAGATGAAGCGCGACCTGACACCGAAAACGTTCCAGACCAGTATTCTCTGTCAACGCATCGGCATCACGCACGACGGATTCTACAGTTCGATGCAGGAGTATCACAAGTACGACGCCAGCAACTTCGCCTATTATGACGAGCTGGGCTACGACAAATCCTAAAGGAAGCCGAGCAGCAGGACTACAGTATAAAGACTTCCTCTCAGTTCTCACTTCTCGGTTCTCAGTTGGATTCCCGCGCCGATGAGGACGTGAATCCCATGGCACCGATTTGCATCGGTATGGATTATAACGCCAACATCAACTGGATTGTTGCCGGACAGCCATCGGGCAACCGCCTGAACATCCTAAAGTCCTTCTACGTGAAGTTCGAACGCAAAATCCCCGCTTTGGTGGACGACTTCTGTGCCTACTACGCTTACCACCAGAACAAGACGGTGGTTTTCTATTATGACGCCAC